AACTTCAATGTGCCTAATCATGCCTTGCACAATGTCAGCCATCTTAATGTCTTGATTATTGTTTACAGCATGGACTTTGATTCTTGGTCTTTGCTGCCTGATGTTGTTCACGACTTGGCGAACGTAAGCATCTATCTTATTGATGGTCAGGCAAGGCCTAGATTCAAGCGTACGACTGTTTTGAATCTCAACAGGCCATTGGTCACCAGCACTAAATCTAAGGTCTTCTAGGGCTTCCTGACGATTCATCATGTCTGCTGTAGTACACAGATGCAAGAACTCCTGTGCTTCTTCGATTAGACCATTTGATTCAAGATCGTCCATTTTTAGCCCATCCAATTGACTGAGGGTTGATATACTGCCTTCTTAACTACCTTTTTAGGCTCATTGACCATCAAGCCAATGTACCTAAAGGCATCAGCACCATGACTGTATTGGTCGTGCAATGGAGTCTTACTAAATGCTTTGGTATCAGGATCGACCTCATATCTGTAATGCCTCAAGGCTTGTAGCCCTTCTTCACAGTTAGTGCGATCAAAATAGCAATTAGGAAAGATTGTCCTTGCAGCGTTAATAGAGTCAACAATTGGCACTCTTTCCAATATTCTAGTCTTAAATCCTAAAGAACGCACTATTTCTTCGATGCTCTTGCCATTTGATGCTAATGTCCTGTTTTGAGCATCGTGTGGCAACCACAATGTATCTATCATGTAACCAAAGGTCTGCAACTTAGCCATGATTGCTGAAATCGTTTCTTGGCTTGTTTCATGGTATCTGATTAGCCTAGTCTCCATGCCAATGAACTGGACAAACCAAATAGCAGTTGCATCTGACCAACCAAGGTCAAAGACTGCATGAACTGGCTTAACAGGGTCATAGTTAACCTTGGCAATCCTGCCTTGCAATTCAGCCATTTGCAGCTCTTTAGCAAAAATAGCACCATCTACAGTTTGCCTACAAACACCTTCCCAAACTGTTGCATAGGCCTCTGGGTCACGAGCTTTGAGGGCATCCTTTTCTAATCTTAACGTCTCAGGAAACCAAGGATTGTCTGACCAGTTAATCTTTACGACTTGGGCATCACTTGGGCTATAAATGATGAAACGCTGGTAAGTGTTGTCTGACTCTAACTCTGGGTTAAAACTTACCCAAATTTCTGATTGTTCTTTTCTGATCGTAGGAATCAATACATCCCATGACCTAGCAGACACGCTTTGGCCTTCCTCTACCCAACAAATGTCTACACCCTCATAAGACTTAACGTTAGCTACGTTGTTCTTCAGTCCTACAAAGTTAAATTCTGAACCATTCTTACCCCTAATCGTTCTGTCAGTAATCTCATAGAACTCAGTTAGCTCCATAGACGCAATTTGATCACTCAGGAGCTTGTGAACTGAATCTTTAATTGAGGTTTGAAACTCACGAGCACAAAGAATGCGTAAAGGCTTGATAGCACCCTGAATCAGCAAAGCCCTAGCTATCCCCCAAGACTTTGCACCTCCTCGACCACCCCAGAGCACTTTATACCTTGATGGCTTAAACAGGCATTCCAGCTTCTCAGGAAACTCTACCTTGTTAATCGCTTCTTGCAAATTCACAGTTGGTGCTCCCATAAAGCAGGGTTGGACAGGACAACACTTCTATGAAACCCATCCAAGGGGCTAATCCTTTTCACCAACTTCGTTAGGCTTGACAAACGTCACCTGAATACTTGGGATAAGTGGTGTTCCACCCTCTCCTGTTAACTCTACCTTGCTATTGTCCCTGTACTTCTTGGGAAACCTTGCTGCCATGCTTCTAGACCAAATACTAGCATTTAGCTTTGCTCCATCCTTGTGCTCAAGCATATACAACTGGCCTTGTTCTTCCCACCAATTCTGTTCAGCTATCTTAGCATCCTCCAAGGCTTGCAAAAAGTCAGGGTAAGCATCCTTCCATACATAAATTGTTCTAATTGAAACACCTAATTTAGAACTAATTTGCTCAATACTTTTTCCAAATGCACCTAACTCCCTGACCTGATCGCAATATGCAGGGTCATAGAGAGTTGGTCTACCAAAGGGCTTTAAAGTTTCAGTCATTGTGGTGTTTCTGATTGTTCAGTTACTGCTGGCTTTGGTGCTTGAGCTTGTGCTTGGGCTACCATTTTGTTAAGCAATTCAGTCATGTCTCTGATCTTGTGCTCTAAAGACTGGATGACCAAGTTAAGTTCTTGAGTTGAGTGTGTGAAGTTAAACATTTATTTTCCTTTTTTCATTGATTTCTTTTCAGCTTCACGCTTTTCTGAATACGCAATCGCAACAGCTTGCTTGACAGGCTTACCTGCTGCAACTTCTGTTTTGATGTTCTTTTTAAATGCTTCAGGTTTAGTTGATTTGATTAAAGGCATGATCTTTTCTTTCAAAAGTTGTAATTAAGTACACCCAAATTGCTCCACCAAATACTTTGGCTAAAAATTGCATCAATACTATTTCAGGCAACAATGAATTAAAGGCAATTGTTGGAAACAATACTGAGTCAACTGCTGAACTAGCTACATTTGATCCATTTGACTTAACAATCCATGACTTGTTAATCAGTCTTTGGTAAACAATTGTATCAACAAGCATTGAAACAGCAAAAGCTACAAAACTCGCAAAAGCAATAATTCCACTTGCAGGATTAAGTAAATACGATATTACGCTTGCAGTTGCAATTAAGCAACCCATTGGTAACCATTTACCTTCCCAAACTTCATGGATTTTGTCCCTTAACGATAAATCCAATCCAATTAACAAGAATGCGTTAATTATACTAAACCAAGGGCCAAAGTAAGAAACCAACAAATTGGCACATACCATAGACAAAATATAAATTGCTGCATATTTCAAAATAAGTATCCTTGTTCAACTTGATGAAATCCCCAAACTGATGGAGCGTTGTGAGATTCAATTCTTGATCTCATTAACTGTGCTCTCATTTCTTTTGTTGGAGGCAAGTAATTACCATGTTTCCAATGGGCATCAATTCCTACATTTCTACCAATGTTTGTTGAATCAGCACTTGAAAAAGGTAACTTTGTAAAGATTTGAACATCTAACATTCTTAACCCATGTAATTTGCAACATGGTCTTCCCATGTCATCACAAATTACTCTCATGGCTTGTCCCATCCTAGACCACCATTGATTAGTTCCAATTGTTGAATATTCACCTGAAGAACCAAAACAAACTCTGACATATGTATTAGCCAGTTGCTCAAGCCTTTCCAAGCTCTCATGCAAATGCCAAACTGGAGCACCAAACCAATTAGGTAATGGGCAATCTTTTAGTAAAGCATCATTATCAGCCTCAGTCCCATCAATGACGTCAGGAATTACTGCAAAATCGCAATTAGGTACTTTTTTTAAGTTAAGTGCCCAATCATAGAACTCATCCCAGTTTTGGATGGGTTTACCACTTTTCCAAGCACTAAAAGCACCATTGTCAATTGCAAAAGACTGACAAACTTCAATGGCTACTGATAATTGGTCATTGTGCCTATAACTGACAAACGCATGACCTGCTTCTATTGCTTTATGTGCTACTGTGGATGGTGTAATTGGAAGTCCATGATAATGAATCATTAACAATTCCAATTCTTCAAAGATGCTTTAGCCCTTTCTGCAGGGCCTTTAGCGTTTTTGACAACCCCTTCCATGCGGGCACAGAAACTTGCCTTCCTACCTTCATCCTTCTTGGTCTTTGGGTTAGGAGCTGGTGCTTTCAAATGGCTACCATTTTTTGCATTGTATTCAGCACGACCCTTTGCAGTCATTCCTGCACCCTTTTCTGTAGGGTTGTAAGTCTTGCCCTTACCAGTTGTCTTGTGCTCTATGGGTTTGTCGTGCTTTTTCATTCAACCTCCTGAACAAATGCAACATCTTTCCAACTCATAACCAACAATTTTTGGTCATTGTCCTTGAATTCTTGGTATTTTAAATACTCGTCTTTGTAGTCTTTGGCTAATGTCCCAAAGTAAATTTTGTCACCAATGTTAAGGCCTTCTTCTTTGGCCTCATCACCTACTGCAACAATGTAACCACAAGTGTCTACTTCTGCAGTTTGAATATATAACGAACTCTGAAATCTTGATTCAGGTCTGACAAATATCTTGTCTCGTAATGGTTTCATTTCTTTGGCCTCCCTCTGCGTTTTGGAAGGTCTTCAAGAACTGGTAATTCTAAGAGCTGCCTTTCCATGTGCGAAAAAACACCTGACTCATCAGAATCAGGTAAAGGCTTGGCAACTGCTTTCTCTGCAAATTCTCCACAGACCTCATTCTCATGTCTCATTTGGTAAACAGGATATCTCCTGCAAACTCCCAAATCCTTGCCATGAAAATGTCTGCATGACTTACAATCATTTCCAGCCATTAAAGTACCCTCTTACTTTCTTGGTTAGAAGCCCATCTAGGTATGCTCACTTAGATGGGTTTCGCTTTACATACCATCTTGGTCGTGGTCGTAACGCTTGTGCTCGTAAACAACGTGCTCTCTTGAGCCTGTGTTCATTTCACCCAAACGTCCATCGTGATGGCCCATATGACCAGCGTCACGCTCGCCAATACCATCAGCCTTACCCATGCCAACACCACCCATGATGGGTCTTTTTCTTTCACCAGATGTGTCTGAAGACAAAGCACCCTTTGGCACTCTTTCACCAGTCATACCTGTTTTAAATACTTCTTTGTCTTCCATAGGAACGCTTACCTTCTTCATGCCTGTGCGATCAGAAGATGTAACTCCCTTTGGCTCTTTCTCCATTTTTGGGTAACCCATGATAAATCCTTTGTTTCTTTGCAAAAAACACTACTTTTTGTAGCCATTCCACTATATCACAATTTAGATTTGTCAACTACTTTTTTAAGCAGCCCTCATCACATACTGAGGCTTACCAGCTCTACCATCCCTTTTTTCGTCAGTTGTATAGATTAACTTCTTGCGTTTTAAGGCAGCATATCGAGCTGTAACTGACCCATAAGGCAAGTTATGGAGTTGGGCAAGCACTTGGTCAGATATACATCCTTCTGGATGGCTTCTAATGACCTCATAAACGATTCTTTCAAGGGTTTGGGTATCTACCTTCTCTGCTGCCTCTTTGGACGTTTCTGGGGCTTCTTTTCTTGCCAAGAACTTGGGCAAAGTTCCAAAACTAGGTAAGTTCATCATGTTAAATAAATCGCTCATGTGTTTTTCTCCTTCAGTTTGGATTCAATTGCTTGATAAAGTTGATACGAATTTCCCCAAGGAAAAACTCCACACTTAATAAGTTCCATTTTTGTGAGTCCTACCCATTCACGTTTTGGCAATTCATATTTTCGAGATTCGTAAACCATCTTGTCGGGGTCTGTTGGATGTGGTTTAAGTGGCATTGTTTTTCTCCTTTAGTTTAGTTTCTGCCATTCGATACAAATCAAGCCAGCTTTTTCCAGTCATCGTTGTAAAACGTCCAAAAAGCTCAAAGACTTCAGCATCTGTCAGACCCACCCATGTGCGTTGTGGTGTGATGTAAAGTGGAATAATAAGTTCATCGCCTTTTTCTTTAATTTTTTTAGCAAGATTTTCATCTTTAGTAATTAAATATTTATTTTCTGTCATCCATGCAACAGGCTCATTTTTAGTCATGTTATTTCCTCAAAAAGGAATATCTTCGTCTGTTAAGCTAAGTCTTGGCTCTTGCCTTAAATTTGGCCTAGCCTGATATTGAGGTTTAGGGGCAAATTCTTCTTTTGATTCAAAAACAGATGCCCAACCATTCCAACCACCTTCAATTACTGGGAAACATTCAATATTTATTGATTCACCTTTGTCTGTTTGCACCAATGTACCAATTTTCATCCAGTAATTTTTGGTTTCACCATTTTTGTCAACATAGGTACGCATTTTTACTTTAATGTCTTTTTTCATTTTAAATTCCTTAATGTGATTACTTTTTGATTAACTTCTTCTAAAAACTCTGTGATTTCTAGCTCTAACATCTTGACGTACTGTGCCTCAAACTCAATACGCTTAACAAATAACTGAAGGTTTTCAGGCATTCTTGGGTCATAACTCACAAAATCACACCACTTTCTGCCAGTACAAGCCATTTGCCATTGCATTTGGGGCAAATATTTGGCAGGTACTTTTTGGCTTACCAAGGTGTCAATGTGGGTCGATGAGTTAGGGCACTTAATTTCTACCAAGCCATCTTCACCCACAAATCCATCAGGACTCGCACCACTCATGTCGATCGTTGGATGGTCAATGAACCCAACTTCCTTAACAAATGTGCTCATCTTCAGCTCATAAGCGTTTCTAGCGTTTGGCTCTTGGTCTGTACCCCATTGCATAGCAGGGCTTGAAAAAGCCTCTCCTACGCTGTTTGTGAGCCTTTCAAGCACCAATTGGGTTGCATAGTTCTCCCTACTAGCACTTGGGCCTGATTTGGTCTTGGCTATGACATCAGCAACTCGACTGGCAGTAACTTTGCCTAATCTGCTTAAAAACCATGCCTCCGTTCGTTGTTCAATCATTTGTCATTCTCCATTTCTTCGTAAAGTTGTAGCTCAGACATGATTAAACGCATAAGGTCAAATCTATCAAGTTCCATGTGTTCAGCAACACCAACTGTGGTTTCTATTAAGGCTTCCAAAGTTGTCCACATTTCTTGTCCTATAAACAATTGCATGATTTCTTCATGGAGCTGTTCTTTAGTTTTGTCTTTAATTTTCTTCATTTTCTA